GCCTTGCACCTCGACGCCGGTCGTGCAAGGGCTTGACTTATTTGTCCTGCTCCGCGATGCTTGTACCGCTTGACTATCTCGACATGTGTCGAATATGGTTGCGATATGACCGAGCTAGATTGCGAATGCGAGGGGAACCCATGTCGAGCCGAACAGTGAAAAGCGCAATCGGAACCGATATCGAAATCGTTGCCGATACCGATTGGGCGTTAACGGCGGGGGTATCCCCAAAAGCCCTAACGAATTGGCACGGATCGAAACCGTTGGTCATCCGTGAATTGTGGGAACACGGGCCCGCCATCGATGCAAACGGGGGAGCAACGGCGGTTCTCTACGAACGAATGCAAAAGCATTATCCCAACACGTTTCACAAACTCCCCGAACGTAGTGCAATTACTCCGTTATTGAGCGATGAGGGAAACGCTCCGGCATTCGAGCGAAACGTTAAGGGCAAGCGTTGCTACTCAATCGAGCTAGTTGCGATGCCCGATGTTTGGTACCGAAAGCTAATCGGAGATTTGGGGATTCGAATGCCGACGTTTGCCGCTACGCCCGTTGCGCTCAATGGTACGAAACCCGAACCAATCGAGACGATCGAACCGCCCCCCGTAGTCCAACTCGAAGAATTCGTTTCAACAGATACGGAAACGCTTAGTATCGATATCCCCGATATTTCGGGCCCATCGATCGAGGTTGAAATTGCGGGGCAAGTAGCAATGGAATTGCTAACCCGTGTTGTGGAAATCATTTCCGCCGGTGATTCGCATGGCGTGACCGATGTCAAATTGCGGCAATTGCAAACCGAGTACGAAACCGTAGCCGGTCGGCTCGCACAACGGTTAGAGGAAAACGATCGAATGCGTAGACAGCTACGGGAAACGGGCGAGGAATTGGCCGCCGTCAAATTAGAGCGAGATGGATTGCGGCAACGGTTGCGACAGACCGAGGCTAATTTGACGTCCGCCCTAAAGGGGGAATCCGCTCATGCCGTTACAACCGAGGTTATGAAACGGGTTGATCGAATCATGAGAGAAACACCCCGCCCGAATCCTCGGGAGGAAACGTGACATCGGTATTTCTTTTCATCTGTGCGATGGGCTCGATGATTTGTGCGGCGGCGGTTGTGTACCAATCCCGCATCATCGTTCGCATCATGCGAGAGCAATCGTTACTCATCGTTGCGATTAACTCACTCATGATCGAGGCAGTTTGGCCCCCGCATAACATCGAGGGGGAATAGCGATGGCATGTTGCCTCGAATGGGTAGCTCCCCGAATCGATGCCCCGCAATCAACGCCCGTTCGGCACGTTTGCAACCTCTCGAAATATCATGACTCCCCGTGCCGATGCTCATGCGGGGCGAATCGAGAATGGGCATTGCGAGCAATCGACCATGAGAGCCCTCTAGATCGTCCGTAGCGGGGAGCAATCGGGACTCCCTCCCCGAATCCCCGCTACGGGCTCTCCGAGCCTGAGAACGCAAAAGGGCCCCGGTCATTCGACCGGGGCCCTTTCGATTGTGCGGGTTATGCGTTCAACGTTGCGAACACGTAATACCGCTTGCCCGATTCGATCGGGCTCGTCTCGATCTTGAATTTCTCGCCCGCTAGCTTACGCAATTGCGTAATGCGATTCACCGGATGTCCGCCGTCGGCATCGGGGGAACCCATCTGGTACGTAACTCCCGGTTCCGTGCAAGATGAGAGGAATTCCTCGATTGCCGGAATATTGGACTGGCGCCCACCGCCTCGCTTGCCCGGGGCGGGCATAACGGAACGGTCGATAGGTGTAGCGGTAAATGCCATCTTGGATTTCCCTCCGGCAATGATTGAGAGCGACGGTTCCCCCCGCCCGGGGGATGCCGCTCGCTTGGTTGTAGTGGGAGCAACCTTAGTTGCCCCCGGTGGTTGTGTCGATGCTTTCCTTGCCATGAGGAAAGACTACACCTAGACACATGTCGAATCCACGTTTTGGGTTCCCTTGTGAGCTAGTGTTCCGCCGCCCCCGAAACGGGCCCCCGTAGCTCCCCCTCGATCGAGCCGATTGCGCCCGTGACCAGGGACGATGGTCGTTTCACGATGGTACCGAACGCAAGCGACCCGTAACAGGATGAAACGGGGTAGGATGGGGGCTCCCCTGTTCGACGCCGGTCGAATAGCATCGCAAAAGAAAGTCCCAATTGTGAATACGAAATCCATCCCACAACGAACCGGAATGCAAAAGTCGAAACGTAGAGTCGTTATCTACGTCCGCATTTCGAAAGATCGAATCGACCAAACCTCAACCGAAACGCAAGAGGCGGAGGCAATTCAATATGCGAATTCCCGAGGTTGGGAAGTCGTAGCGGTTTGTAGCGACCAAGGAAAATCCGCATATAAGCGAAATGTAAAACGGCCCGCATTTGATCGAGCTATGCGAATGATCGAAACCAAGCAAGCGGAAGTTTTCCTCGTATGGAAACTCGATCGCTTTTATCGGGGACTCGACGAATTCAACGGCGCATGGGCCCGCATTCGAAATGGCGGCGGGGAATTGGCGTCGGTTACCGAACCGGCATATGATACTACGTCAGATGACCCGATGGTGAAATGGGCAATTATGGGATTCGCCGCAATGGCGGAAATCGAATCTCGTAACCGATCGCATCGCTCGAAATCAAATCACCATAAGCGATTTGCCGATGGCGCAATTCCTAACGGGCCCCGCCCTTTCGGTTACGATAAAAAGGGCAAGGGCGAATTGGTCCTAAATAAAGCCGAGGCGGCATTTATCCGCAACGCCGCCCAACGGGTTTTGAATGGCGAGAGTCTGCGATCCATTTTGCGGACAACCAATATGGTCGGCTCTACCGGTAAACCTCTCACGCCTCGGGGATTGAGTTTCGCTCTCACTTGCCCTCGCAATGCGGGTTTCCGCCGCCATACCGAAACGGGAAACCTCATGCCGGGCAATTGGACTCCCGTGCTCGATCGGGAAACGTGGGAGGCATTGCTCGCTAAATTCGATGATCCCTCCCGCCGCACGGGCCCGAGCAATCAAATCTCGCACATCCTCTCGGGAATTATGACCTGCGGCAAATGCACGGGCCCTATGGGTTCCCGCACGTGGAAAGGTGACGGTTACCGATATCAGTGTCGGACATGCGGACAGAGTATGGATGAGGCAAAAGCGAATGAGGTTGTAAAGGCTAAGGTGCTCGAATTGTGCCCGCCCGATCGATGGGATTCCCTCCGCACGCAAGGGCGAGGATTCGATCCGGCGGTAATCGAGAACATCGAAAAGAAGCTCGCCGCTGTCGACAAACAATTCGAGAATGACAAAATCGATATCGACCGGTGGATGAATTTAAACGCCAAATTCAACGATCAACTAGCGGCGGCAAAATCGACCGAGGTTCCCGATTTGCCCGCTATCGAGAATCTGGCCGATGAATGGGACTCGCTCGCTCTCGATGATGTTCGTAAGGTGATCGCATTCGTAACCGAATCCGTGACGCTCCATACCGTCAAGGGTGGGAGCACCAATCCGTTTATGCGAATCGAAGTCGCATAACGCTCGCCCCCGAACTACAGACTCCCCTACAAAACCCCCCGTGTGGATTTTCCCACGGGGGTTTTGCTATTCTCGCCCGAATGGATTACAAGTACCGTCAACTCATCGAGAGCTACATACGGATTGCCCAGGGCGAAAACGTTACATACGAACTAGTCCACGAACTAAGGGGGCTAACCCTCGAAGAAGCCCGAGTATTCATTCTCGAATTAATAGAAGCCACGAAAGAGTGGGAGGGAATTCGAGTACGGTTGCTCACGAAATACGAGGGGGAGGGGATCTATCGGGTGTTCCTCGAAATCAACCGCTCGGGGATCAATGGGGACGGTTGACCAGGGGACCCCCGAACCTCGGGAGCAATCGGGGGGCGGTTGCGGCGAGCCGAGCGAGCGGGAGAGGGCCCTACGTTGCCCCGTGTTGAGCGCAACGGGCTCGGGGCGGTACTTGGGTCCAAACGGGGGTTGCGCACGCCTACGGGCCACCTAGGGCCCTCTCCGTGGATCGTCCCTGGTCACGGTAGGGCGTTTCGAGGGCCCGAGAGCCCCGCCCGCCCCTCGATCCGGCGGGCGTCGGCATCGAGAGGGGGCGAGGCGAACCGGTTATGCGGGGGCCCTCAATACTTGCACTTGCCCGAGAATCATTGCGTCGGTAATAACGGCGGGATCATTCCCCGGTCGTGGATTCTCGCTCGCCACCGCATATGCGTAGGCATCTCCGAAACCGGGAGCGGCCGACATTTGCCAAATGTGATCCTCGGTCCAACCAACGGGATCGGATTCCCCCTCGGTCGATGCGCATGCTCGGGTACGCAAAATGAAATCGTTGTCGCTATTCAATGCGGCGATATCGCTATATGCCATGAGTGAATCCTTTAAGCGGTTGTCGAGAATGAAAGACCACTAAGCGAACAGTAACCCGCCACAAACGGTTGGACTGATCCTGTCGGTTGAATCGAAAGATAATTAGCACCGGTGCCATTTACGGCATATGGCAGGGTCATTTGATCGGGCGGACGAAAACCGACTGGCAATGTAGTGAGACTAGAGTTAGCGGCACCGCCCGATACCAATCCACGCAATTGCACCATATCTCCCACCTTACGATATTGCGGAATGCCCCAACCGCCGACATTAGTCCAACCGTTTGTAAGCACGAGATTCGTCCAAGCGGTTACGGCGGTAGCGGTTTTGAGTGCGGCAATATCGGTCACATTCAAATTGACGGCATCGGTAATCGGTATGCCCCATTGCGTCGTACTGATAATCGTTTTCGTTGTGGGTCGGTTGATAGCCATTAGGCGGAAACCCTCCAACATGAAAACATGGGGGCGGCGGCATCGGTCGATGCCCCGGGCCATGAAACCGGCAACCAAGTTAAAGCGGCCCCCGCTACAACGAAACCGACTTTCGAGCCTATTGCCAATTGCGCCACGCATAGCGGACTCAACGTGCCATAGGCAACGTTGCTACTCGAAATCACATAGGTGCGAGTTTTGGTGATGCCATCGACGTGAATTCCCGCCCAAACGCCCGAGGGCAACGCATTTGCGCCAGCGAATATGTTTGCGGCCAATAGAAATAGTCCAGCGGCGGGGGAGGTAAATTGCGTGTTCGTTCCATCGGGAGTAAATGCCGCCCCGGCCGATTCTCGAACCGTAGCTAATGGAACATAACTATTAGCGGTTGCGCTAGTGAAACTCACTCCGGTTCTCGTGAATCCGAGTCGGGTAGCACCATCGACCATCGGGGACAATCGGTTAACCTCATCGGTTATCGGTTTGCCCCAAGTAACGGCATCGATCATTTGTTGTGCGACGGGCGGAGTAATTGCCATTATTGAATCGGTCCCCATGTAGAATTCGGATCATTCCAAACCTCGCCGCTATTCCAATACGACGCATCGTACGAAATCTCATCCCACAATGCCTCATCCCAATTCGACAAATCCCAACCGTTCGTAACGTTGGTATCGATATACGAGAGGGGATCATCGACCGAAAGGTTTACGTGCCATCCCCGAGGCGTAATCACATGCTCGATCGCTTGGATATGCGTGGTGATTTGCCATCCCCAATCCTCGTAAGGATGTTCGTAACGAACCCTAATAAGCCAATTGAGATATGCCGAGAGAGTCCAAACGATGGCGGGCGAATTAACCTCTAGGTTGTACGCAACCGAATTCAATCGCAATACCGCATCGGCGTAACGAGAGATATAGTCAGCTCCCCGGTAATCGTTATCTTTCGATAGGTGATTGACGAAATCGAATCGTTGATATGACTTGACGCCATATTCTCGTTGCGAATCGGAGTTGGCATAAACCCGAGCAGTATTGCCCGAGTTAGCTAGCGACACTTGGTTGATAACTCTCGATTGGTTCCAATCGGTCTGTAGCTCGTTGGGATGCACTAATGGGGCGGTTGGCAATGTCGGTACCAAATCATCCATTGGCGGCGGACTACCTCGCCTCGCTAAATCGAAATTAGCGGTTGCGCTATTAACGTGGGAATCGTTCGCCGCCCAATTCCGATCACGGTAAACGATACGCCCATCCCTTTCGGCAAACATGTTGCCGCCCTCGCTATCCGAGGTAATTCCCATTTCGTCTCGAATGCTCCGCCCCGATGCCGAAATGTATTGTTGCTCGAATACCCCCGCATCGACGGTACGCAATGCCGTGGGCCAACCAAACGTATTGAGTAGTGCGGTAATTCGATCGCCCGATTTGCGGAATGTGTAACCGCCCGCATATCCGGTATTGCCTCGGATTGTGGGCGTTGCCTGATTTGCCGCCATCGAGGTTACGTCATAACCAACGAGCGTCGTTACTTGCCTACCCTCGATATCGAATTCATCGTGGATCGAATCGAGCACGCAATATGCGAGCGGATAGGTAACGCCCGCATATGTTGCGGTCACCCTTAGCAATCGCCCCGGTCGTAGATTGAACGGATGAGGATTAGCGTAACGGTATTCACCATCTCGATTAGCAACCGAAACCGAGAGTGCCCCAATATCGTAACGCTCGGTATATTTCTCACGCCCGCTACGAATCGAGAGGTTTTGAACGTCGCAAGTAATATCTTTCCAATCGTAGACCGGAGCGGCGGTATCGATATCGACAACGTATGCGTTCCGCCATTGCATACCCGCCAATGTGTTAGCGGGCCCCGGGGCTCCCGATCGGAGCACGGGAGCAACGGAAACGGTATTCGGTTGCAATTGCGCCGAGGTTGTATATGTGTCGACTAATTGTTGCCAATCGGCAGTCGGGCTTGCACTCGCCATAACGGCATAATAGATTTGTGTTCCCGTTGCATCGAATTGGGCGAAACCAAGAGCCGCCGTTTGGGCGGGCGGTAACGTGGAATCGAAATACATGTAATCCGCATAAACCTGGTACGAATGTCCCTTAGTTGCGGGAATCTTGGGTCCGACCATATCGAAATTAGAACCTTTGCCCGAAACCCAGCGGACCTTAACGGCATAAACGCCATCGTTGCTAACCGTGTTGTATTCGGGGGGAGTGTAAGCACCGGAGTATCCCCAACCGTCGGGAATGCCGTCGCCCGACAAATCGGCAAATGGGAAATCGGTTCGAACGGTTGAGATAGGCGAACCGGCCGTTGACAATTCAACCTTGATATCGATACCCGAATCGTGCCACGGCATTAGGCGGCCCCGATTCCCTTGCCGCTCACTCGCTCATATTCCCGCAACGCCTCATAAACCTTACGACCAACCTCGGCATTCGAGGTTAGGGCATAAACGTTGATATTCACATTTCCGAAACCGCCGCTCCGATTGAGAGGTATAACCGCCTCGGGGCCCGACTCGCCAATGAGCGCAACGGTTGGTCTTGTCACAATTCCGCCCGCCGCCATTCTCGGCATCGACCAACCTTTACCGCCCAAACCAGGAACCCATGAGGGGACGGTAAATGAGAAACGCCCGATCGTATTATTCCACAACGATTTGATAGCGTCGATAGCGACCTTAAATGGGTATTTGAGAACGTCGGCAATTCCGCTCATTGCGTTGTTGATTGTGTGCCACGCCCCTTGGATCAAACGAATAAGACCGTTCCACGCATCGGTAGCAATTCGTGCGCCCTCTTTGAACGGGGCAGAAATGATATTCGCTACCGTCGAAAGGGTATTCACAATCGCATCTTTAGCGGTACCGGCGAAACCCTTTATGGTGTCCCAATTCCGAGAGATGGCGAGAACCGCCAATCCGAACGGGCCCGTGAGAATGGCGAGCAATAGCGGCCAATTGGTCTTAACCCAATTGAATACCGCAACGGCGGCATTCTTTATGGTATCCCAATGATCGACAACGATTTTGACTGCGATACCGATTGGTCCCGTGATAATGGCGAGTAGTAGTTGCCAATTGTCCCGAATCCAATTGAATACGCCCACGACGATATCTTTAATCCAATTGAAGGATGCGACAACGGCGTGAGCCATTGCATCGACAGCGTCCCGGAACCAACCAACGTTATTGTACGCCCAAATAAGACCGGCAACCAGAGCGGTAATTGCCGCCACTACCTGAAAGATCGGGTTAGCCAATAGGGTCGAATTCAATATAAGTTGTACAACGTTCCAAATCTTGACGGCGGCAACGATAGCGAGAATGCCCGCCGCCAATGGTGCGAGCCACCCGATGTTATTGGATATGAAATCGATCATCGGGCGAACGATATCGAATAGCTTGGTCATTACCGGAATGAGAGCAGTACCGATAGTCGATTGCAGGTTTTCCATTTTGGCTCGCATAATATCCTGTTGCGAGCCGAGGTCACCCGAATTCTTGGCAAACTCCCCTTGGTACTTATTGGTCTTTTCGAGGATCAATTCTTGCGTGGCAATTGCCTTGCCCGCATCGGTCACCTTGCCCGAGGCGTCAACATATCCCTTAGCCATTGCCCGAGCCTCAACCTCGGCATTCGATATCGAAATGCCATATTGCTTTAGGCCCTTGGTCTGCCCTTGCATAGCCTTATCGATGGCTCCCATTGCATCCTCAGTAGAGCCCCCGACAATTGCCGCCATATCCGCCGCTCGGGTTGTGAGCGTATTCGTAGCATCCGCCGCCGTTTGATTATCGATACCAAACCCCGTGAGGATTCGCCCCGTTTCCGCCGCCATCGTTTGGTAATCCTGAGCGGACATACCCATTTTCTCGGCAGTATCTTTCGAGAAATCAACGATGGATTTCGATGCGCCACCAAATGCGCTATCTACCGCATCCATTGCGTCGTCGGCATCCGCCGCCGCATTTAGGCAATCCTTCCCGAAATCAACTACCGCCGCCGCCGCTAAACCGGTCGCAACCGCTTTACCGACGCCCATCATTTTATCTTTCATCGATGACGTTTTCGTGGAAACATCATCGACGCCCTTAACGGCATCCTTAACGTCGGCAATGATCTTTAGGACGTATTCACGTCCGCCGCCCATGAGACTAGCCATGACGATTCCATTCGCTCATGGCATTTTCCATCCCTTTATCCCAAATAGCCATAATGGTATCTTCGTTATCCCGACGGGCGGGATAGAACCAATAGCCTTGCCTTCCGTTGTACGGGGGGAATTGCATCGTTTCCGGTCTAGCTCGCCCACCGAATTCGGAACCGAAAAATACAACCGAGCTATTGCTAATCGTTGCTCCCTCGCCATCGGAGCTAACCGAAAACTCTTGGGCCGCTTGCGATGCGTAGTCGCTATTCGTATTCGCTTGCGCTAATGAAACCCAAGTATTCGCTACATCGATCGAGGCATTACGCATTTGCTCGGGAATATCCCGCTCGATCTTTTGGGTATCCCGTTGGAATTCTGCGTACCCCTCGATTTCCTCAACGGGCATTAGCGTTTCCTACTCATCGCTTTACGTCGCTCTTTCGCAACCTCTTTCATTACGTCCACCATTGCTCGATGTTCCGCAACCGTAAGGGCCCGATATTCGGTCGGGGTGATTCGCCAGTAATGCCAAAAGTACGCTTGCTCTTTTAGCTTATTGGTGGAATCGCCCCGTTCGTAGGGTCCGGTTCCTCATCATTCATTAGCTCCGCAAATAGCTTGATTTCACCCATCGAGGTTGACCGTTTGAATTCGGCCCATTCCATATCGGGTTTATCACGCTTGCGATGCATATACATAACTCCGCCCGCAACGTTGAAAGGTGACGTATCCTCAAACGATTTGCCCTCGAAACAAACCGTTTGCATATCCTCAACCTCCCCCAATGTCAATTCATCGAAAGGATTGGTCATTAGGCGGCGGCGGTTTCGTGAGTGTGACTCGGAGTAGCCCCGAGAACCATCGTCATGGTTCCAACATCCTTGGTAATCTCACCAATTACCGCCATGTCAATCGTAAACGACGTTGCCTCATTAATACCGGCATCGACAATCGGAATAGCGGGCAACCGAACCTCGCCCGACCAATGGGGATTATCAACCGATGCGGGATCGCCCGTATAAGCGAATTCGAATGGCACAACCGTTCCCGGTCCCCCGAGAGCGGTAATAGCCTCATCGAGTGATTCCGCTCCGAGAGACATTTTCAAATCGAGGGAGACGGTATATGCGAATCCCTCGGGATCACAAAACGTAGCGAGATCATCGTCCGCCTCGCCCGTGATATGAATACCATTCGAGAAACAAGTAAACGAATGGGCGGTAGTAACCGGGGGTCCGATGTCATCGGTTCCAAGCGTGATAAATGGATCGGTAAGCCTAATCGGTTTCGGAGCGGCCATTTCTAATCTCCCATTTCTGTAACGATGTTGACGGTTGCGGCAAGGTAATTGATCCCGCCCAATACGATCGGGAACGGGCTCGATGCGTCACGAATAGCAATACGTTTCGAATGCAACGTTTCGAAAACGTCCCCAACCAAATCTTCGAGAACCGTAAATTGCCCGCCCGGTTCGATGCGAGCGGCAACGCAAATCAATTGCAACGTTGCGTCATATTGACAAAACGTGGTACTGCGCAACCAAGGATTCGACCAAGCGATATAAACGGCGGGGGGAGCAATCGAATCGGGGATGATATCGAATACTCCGATATCGGGCGGCAATTCTGCTCGGAGCATCGTCGCCATTTGCTCTCGGTATTTCGTAAGCCCTAGGTAGTCGCTCATCGGCCCCCCGGGCCCGTGAGAGGG